TTTCTTTAGTTAATTCCATGATTATTTCCTTAGGATAAATACAATACCCGTATATTTATGGGTATTTTTATTGCGGAGATATACTTTTGGCAGAAGAAGGTGACCTGTTACGAAGTTTAGGCGGAGCAGCTAATTTCTTTGGTAGAGAACTTAGGGGTGCTGCTAGTGCCGGCATTGCTATGGCCGGTGAACTGCTTAATGCTAACCAAAGTTTAAGTGCATATACAAGTGCATTAGCTGGTAACAGTAAAATACTTGGTAACTTTGGTAAAGTTATCAACGGTTTAACCAAGTTTGCTGAAGAAAGTTTACAGGAATACCAAACTCTAAGCGGCATTGGTGCAACCTTTGGCAAAGAAATGTCAAATATTAAAATTGCTGCTGCTGAAATGGGCATGAGTGTCAAAGACATGACTGACATGTTGATGAACAATGCCGAAGGTTTAAGAACATTTGGTGGCACAACAGATCTAGCAATATCACGTTTCAATAGATTTAGTAAATCAATGTTAGACAGTCCTGCTGGTACTGAACTGCGTAGATTAGGTTATACTGCTGCTGATATTAACGAAACACTGTTGGTCTACAATGAATTAGCACAACAAGATGGACTGAACAGAACAAGAAGCACAGACGCACAAGTTGCTAGTGCAAGACAATTTGCTGTTCAACTAGATGGACTTGCAAAACTTACTGGTAAGCAAAGAAAAGAACTTGCTGACGAAATGAAAGCAAGACGTAGAGAAGGTGACGTACAAGCCTTCTTAATGGGGCAAAGTGCTGAAACTCAAGAACAGTTTATGTTGGCTACTCAGAAGATTAGAGACACTATGGGTCCTCAGTTTGAATCACTGTTCCAAGACTTGTTAATACGTGGTGCTCCGATTACTGAAGATACACGTAATGCATTTATTGCATTAGGTGGTAGTGCTGACGAATTTGAATCAACTGTTGCAAGTTTCCGTCAAGGCATGAACAGCAATGACTTTAGTTCTTTTAATAATTCGCTTACAGGCGCACAAGGTGCTTTCCTTGAAAACTTAAAAACTGACGAAGCTAGAACAATGGCTATGCAAAGTGGATTGAGCGGTGTTGCTGATGCTATGGCAAGTGCATATGAAAGCAGTTATAACTTTGCAAATGCAGTTGATGCAAGTGCTGAAGGTCAAGAATCAGCAACTCAAACTATACAAAATCTTCAAACACAAATATCAGAAGAACAAGTAAGACAAATGCAAGCCACAGGTGGACTGCTTGATAAAACAATCCAAATGCAAGAAGCACTAAGAGAGTTCACTATTGCAGCAACCACTGAAGTGTTGCCAAGACTAGAATCAATGGCTGTGCAGGGTATTGATATGTTCTTAGATAAACTTCCTCCTGCAAGTGAGATTGCAAGACAACTTACAAGTGGAGTTAACAGTTTATTCGATGCTGTATCAGGAGATAGAGGAATATTAAACGCATCAGTTCCTAATTTGATAGAAGCAGGTGACCAAGCCAACGTTGATGCAACAGGTGCAGCAGCTGAATCCATAGGTGCAGCAGTAGCAGATGGAACAGCAGAAGAAATTGATGCTACAACACAAGCATTAGCAGCCACAGAAGAAGAACTTGCAGCAAGAGTTGATGCAGCTAATCAAGCAGTAGTAGATGCTGAACAGCAACTTGCACAATTAACCGCAAGACAAAACGAAGCGGTAATGACTGGTCAAACTCAACAAGCTGAAGCACTTGGACAAGAGATTGAAGCAACTAGAGCAGAACTGAATTCAGCAATACAAGCCAGCGCACAAGCATTTACAAATGCAAGAGTAGCAGAATACCAACGCACAGGAGCTGCTCCAAGAGGATTTGCCGAAGGCGGTAGAATTCGTCCAGGTGAAATTGGAATGGTCGGCGAAGCTGGTGCAGAATTTATTGCAGGACCTGCACAAGTTATGAGTGCTAGGACTAGCATGGGTGTAATGGACAATCTAATGAAATCTATTAGAGCATTGGATACAAATGTTCAAACTCAGAATGAACAAGCGCAAAGTAGCATAAGTAATACTACAAGTTATGGAAATTTAGAACCTAAGTTTGATGCTATGATTGGGTTGTTATCGCAATTGGTAAATGTTGAAGTAGGATCAAGTCGTACAGCACAAAGAACATTCAAAGCAACACGAGGGTTACAAGGTAATATGTTAAGAGGAATAGGCGCATGAGTTGGAAAAAATATTTTACACCAGTTCCAACAGCAGACAACAGAAGCGGTAGTTATAGCCCGTTTAGCTTAAAAGGAATGGGCAATCCAGGGCCTGCTGCGGCTAACTATTCGTCGCATTTGCCTGATGTTTATGTTGGGTCACCTAATCGTATTGAACGTTATAATCAATACAATACAATGGATAGTGACAGTGAAGTTAATGCTGCATTAGATATTTTAGGCGAATTTACAACACAGAAAAACAAACAAAACAACACACACTTTAGTATTCATTTCAATGGAAAAGCGACAAATAGTGAAGTGCAAGTTCTTGGACAGTACTTACAACAATGGTGTAAATTAAATCAATTTGAAACACGTATGTTCCGTGTTATGCGCAATACTTTCAAGTATGGCGACCAATTTTTTATTCGTGATCCAGAAACACAAAAGTGGTTTCATGTAGATCCAAGTCAAGTTACAAAAATTATTGTTAACGAAAGCGAAGGCAAACAGCCAGAGCAATATGTTGTAAAAAATCTAAACTTTGTATTTGAAAACCTAAGTGCAACACCTCTTAACACACAAAACAGTTATGGTCCAGGTGGCACCAATGGTTATCAACAAGTTAAACAACAAGGTATGACTGGTAACAATCATACACCAAGTGGAAACACAAGTAGATTTGCAACAGAACAAGATGAAACCTATGTTGATGCTCAACACGTTGTTCATTTGTCAATGAGCGAAGGACTTGATCAAAACTATCCATTTGGCAACAGTTTGCTTGAAAGTATTTTCAAAGTTTACAAGCAAAAAGAATTATTAGAAGATGCGATTATTATCTATCGTGTCCAACGTGCGCCAGAGCGCAGAGTATTCTACGTTGATGTGGGCAACATGCCTTCGCACCTTGCTATGCAGTTTGTGGAGCGTGTTAAAACGGAAATACATCAAAGACGAATCCCATCCAAGACAGGTGGTGGCACAAATGTTATAGACTCATCATATAATCCACTGTCAATCAACGAAGACTACTTCTTTCCACAAACTGCTGAAGGGCGTGGATCAAAAGTTGAAACTCTACCAGGTGGCACAAACTTAGGAGAGATTGATGATCTTAGATACTTCACCAACAAATTGGTTAGGGGTTTGCGTATTCCTTCAAGCTACCTTCCTACTGGGGCTGATGATGGTGCATCACAATACAATGACGGGCGAGTGGGCACAGCATACATTCAAGAATTAAGATTCAACAATTATTGTCAAAGACTACAAGCAAACGTTGAAGAAGTTTTCAATAGAGAATTCAAATTGTATTTGCGTTCCAAAGGTGCAAACATTGATTATTCAATGTTTGACTTAAAACTTACACCACCGCAAAACTTCGCAGCATACAGACAAGCAGAACTTGATAATAACAGAATAGGAACGTTTACACAAATGGCTGCTATACCTTATATTTCAAATAGATTTGCTATGCAACGTTTCTTAGGACTTAGTGAAGAGGAGATTGCTGACAACGAACGTCTATGGAGAGAAGAAAATGATGAGAACCTCACAGATCTAGTCACAGATGACTTAGGTGGTGAGATGCGTATGGCAGGACTCAGCGGCGCTGACCTAGCTGGAGACGCAGGTGGATTAGAAACTGGTTTAGATGCTGGCGCAGGCGCTATTGATGGCGGAACTGGGGAAGCACCAGCAACAAATACAGAAAATGATATTGGAGGCGTTGGCGCTGACAATCCGGCACAAACTATATAAATAATAATATGATACTACGTGAACTATACTACTTCGATGACAAAACAATGGAACCTGTTGAGGATCATACCTACGATGCAGTAGACGATAAGAGTGTGATCAAGGTAGATGATGAGCGTAAGAGTAGATTAACACTCAAAGATATAAACAAAGCACGTAAAGCAAGTGACAACCACAAGGTTGAAAGCGAAAAAGAATTAAACTTCATTAGACAGATGTACGGATTAGCAGCACAGGCAGCAGCCGGCGGAATTTAATGAATAACATAGCCTTTGTTTTAGGTAACGGCATAAGTCGAAAACACATACCCTTAGAACCTTTAAGAGCCCACGGTAAAATATACGGATGCAATGCTCTATATAGAGATTTTGCACCAGATCATTTGATTGCAGTTGACACAAAGATGATCATTGAGATATCCGATAAGCGTTATCAAATGCACTATAATGTATGGAGTAATCCTAATAAACTTACACAAAAAACGGCAGGAATTAAAATAATGGAACCTAATAAAGGTTGGAGTAGCGGGCCTACTGCAATGCTGTTAGCAAGCCAACATGGATATAGAACAATATACATTTTAGGGTTTGATTATGTAGGGTTAGGTGATAAAAACGAAAAGGTTAACAATTTGTATGCAGGTAGTAAAAACTACAAGCAAACCAACGACAGAGCAACATATCACGGAAACTGGACAAGGCAAACTATGCTTTGCGCAAATATGTTTCCAAAGACTAAATACGTTCGAGTAATACCAAAAGAAGATTTTTTTATTCCTGATTATCTCAAAGGATTAAGTAATTTCGAACATATTACTAGTGAAGTTTTTAGAAAAACCTTCACACAAAACCAGCATATTTGATAAAATGGGCCGTTTTGACCCCATTTTACACGTATATTTTCAATAAAGTGTAAATATAATTGACAGCCTTGACAATGAAGGAGAATGACATGACTGATCGCAACAAGTTTGAAGAAATGCTTGAGCGCCTTGTCAATGAAGACAGAGCAGGTGCGGAAGAGCTTTTCCACGAAATCGTGGTAGAAAAATCACGTGAAATTTATGAAGGTCTATTAGAAGACGAAGAAGTAGAAGAAACAACTGATGAAGAAGTTGATGAAGCTACAGATGAAGAAGTAGATGAATCAGAAGAAGACCTAGACGAAGCAACTGATGAAGAAGTTGACGAGTCAGAAGAAGACCTAGACGAAGCAACAGACGAAGAAGTTGAAGAAGGAATCTTTGACGAAGCTGATCCAACTGATGACATGATGGGTGACATCGAAATGCCAGACGCAGGCGACGACATGGACATGGGCGGAGACGACGACATGGGCATGGACGACGAAGGTGATGTAGAAGATCGTGTTGCAGACCTAGAAGACGAACTAGAAGCACTGAAAGCAGAATTCGAAGCACTAATGGGCGACGAAGAGCCAGGTGACGAAGAAGGCGACATGGACATGGATATGCCAATGGACATGGATTCAGAAGAAGGTGACGACGACGAAGAAGAAATGGAAGCGTTTGAAGCAACTGATGAAGAAGTAGACGAAGCAACTGATGAAGAAGTTGAAGAGTCAACAATGCCAAAATCAGAAACAGAAATTATGCGTGAATACGTAACAAAAATGTCAGACGAGCCAAAGAAAGGTGACAACGGCGCAAACGCAAAATCACCAGTAGCTGGCAAAAACGACATGGGCGGCACAGCAGCAAATATCGCTAAAGGTGGAACAGCTGAAGAAAAAGGCACAGCAGGCGGCCTAGCTAAACCAGCAACTAGCGAAGACAACGCAGGGAATGTTAACACTCCAGGCGGTAACGGCGCTACTAACATGAGCGCACAACCTGGCCACGGCGCTGAGAAAAAGGGCAAGCCAGAAGACGCAGCTAATAAAAAATCAACTATTGGCAGCTAAGACGAGGACTGACGTATGAAACTACTTAATGAACACTTGAGTTTCGACCAGGCTAAAATTGTTGTTGAGTCTGCCAACGAAGGTAAAGATCTTTTTATGAAAGGTATTTGCATTCAAGGCGGAGTACGCAACGCAAACCAGCGTGTTTATCCCGTTAACGAGATTGGCAGGGCTGTCACCACACTCAATGAACAAATTAGTGGTGGCTACTCAGTGTTAGG